TCCCAATGCCGTAAGCATTGGCAATCTCTCTTTGATATCTTCGATCTCTTTTAGTGTAACATCAAACATGAGATTTGGCAAGGTATCTTTTGTCTTGGACTGAGATATTGATGCGGCAAGTTTGAGTAATCTCTTGTCTGCCACTCCAGACTTCTTCACCATGCCATGTAGTTTCTCAACGTCCTTTGGATTACGCAAGTTCATCTTGAGATCATGTATCTTAATGAACAACTTCTTGAGTTCATCGACATCAAACACCTTGAACTTGTCTGCTTCCATGAACTCTTTCTGAGCGAATCCTTTACCAGAACCTGCACCACCTGCTAAGAACACTACTTGACCATAGCGTTTGCCTTGGTTGTACATGATGAGTTTCTCATCCAGTTGCTGATAGAACAGCATATCCCAATATTCTTTGAAATTTAGCATCAGTATTTTATCCCTGTGTCCTTAACACATTCCATGAAAGTGGTGAAATTTGCTCCCTTGCCATCAAACTTATGGCGAACCCTAGTCACTAAATATTTACCACTCAAGTATTTATCTTTCTTTCCGAACGAGTCTTTTATGTTGGTTGGGTTGGGTATGTTCAGATAAACAACATCGCCTGCAAGCATCTCAGAATTTCCTGGCACCGTAACATTCACACTGACATTAGTGATGTGCCTCATAAACGATGTCTTCCTTGCCACTGTATTATTGATTCGTTTAGGCAAAGGCAACTCTGTGGTAAAGAGTTTATTCTGATCGTGTCCAGTTCTGGATTGATACATCCACTGAATAGGAGTTCCTTCTATAGATCCTGGAATCTGATATTTCTGTAGTGTGTTAAATCGGGAAAACTCTTTGCTGTAATCGTAGTTATACTCGCTCTTCTTTTTGGTTAAGATGTCTATGTTGATCGTCTTTGATCTGTACAATCCAGTCTGAGCGTTCTTCAAAATATTTGATTGATTCATCACCTCGTAAGAAATGATCTTTTGGAAATCTCGGATTGCTACCTCTTCATCTGGTTCTGTGTCTTCTACGTTCGTGGAAATAAAGGTGTACGTCTCTCTAGGAGTTTTCTGCACAAGACTGTTGATATCTCTAAAATTGAATCCGTCAGAATCCTCATAAAAAATGTAGTAGGGAATGTGGTTATCACAGTCTGCTTGAAACGCAAGAAAGTCAATCGCGTCGTCGGGTGTCATGTTGGGAATAATAAAACTTTGAAGTCCATTGGTTGGCGAGATGACCACACTCTTTTTAACACGAGATCCTGTGACACCTCTGTAGTTACGATAGAGGTCTTGTATCTGTGAATCGTATATCTGCTCGTTGATGATCGACTCTACCATTTTTGAGATCAGATTTCCATTGGGATATCCGAATGCTCTGGATATGGTTTTGTTTGATGACCTATATGCCTCTGCACTTATGCACTCAAGATTATAGGTCTCATTACTATCATCTAATCTGTTTCTGTCTGATACAGTATAGATTCCGAACAGATGAGTCTTGTACTTTAGATCATCGCTCTTGCTTTTGTATCTGATTGCCAGAACCTCACCACCATTGAATCCCCCGGGATCGCCTTCGATTGAATTGATGAGTGCTTGAGCATCATGTATGATAACGTCACACTGCAAGTAGTGTTCGTTTATATCTTGGTAGATATTTACCTCTGGTGTCATAGTCGTTATATCAATCACTTCACCATTCTGAGTTATAATAGCAAGTGATTTGATATCGATATCACCTGCATGGCGATATCCCTTAACTGAGATTGCCATTAGATACCATCCTGTAGAACTGTCTGCACCTCTTCACGAACCTTGTCCAAGTAACGCTTGTCTAGGATTTGTATCGTGCGCCTCTTCTCGTTCTCTGCAACCTCGTAATCATATTTTGAAATGCTTTCACGCGATGCCTCTGCTAGTGAGTCATAGGTGGTTTGGTCTATGCCAACTGTTCTCTTTTCAATGATGGTTCCATCGTATCTAACGCTACGTTCATTCAATACCTGACGGTATTCATGCACAGTAGATTGAGCAGTAGATATAGAACCATACTTCCCCTTTACGTAATTATCAAAGTCTTTGTCTGCTAGATACCACCCAAAGATAGGGTCAACAATATTATTGAAGTGCAGAACAACCCATGCTAGATTTGGGTCTCCATAGTATTTCTCTGCAATAGTGTCTGGTCTATCCCCTGCTGTGATATCGTACTTATAGAAAACGTCTGTACGATCTACTACATCAGAACGAACGATGAATCGTCTTAGGATATTTGTGAGCGTTACAGTCTGACCATCATTGGTAAGGTCATGCTGTGTTGTAGGGAAGTATGAAAAATATTCTGACATTAGTAGTTAATCCTCTTTTCCAAACGCTCCTTGGTATGAATCTTCGTTTCTTTGAATGAAAGACTCAACGTAATCGACACCGGAGCACCAACGTTTTCAAAGAACAGAGGAATGTTTTCACCATTGTACTGCACTTGCGTATCAGTCAATACACACCGTCCGATGTCATACATGTAGTCTTGAACTGCTTCAGCAAATACAATATCAAATTCGTCAGGGTATTGGAATGCAAGTTTACCTGCTTCATATGATGGAAGCATGGCATACTTGAATGTGTTGATGATGTCCTTAATCTCATCTGATTCATCTTGGTTACGAGCAATGAATTTGTATGAGAAAGAGTGTGTGCGGAAACCAACCCCATTAAATATTACTGCCATGTGTGGGTTCAGCGCAAGACCAGTCTTTTTAGACACACCCGATATCACACCACCAGATGTACCACCCAATGCTAACAAACCACCAACACCACCACCAAGTGCTGCCGCTGCTTTCGTCGCTACTATAGGCATCGCCATACCTGCGCCCGATACTGCCGCATCTGTGTCACCAGTTTTGAAAGCGTCTGTTGCTGCTGTAATCGCTCCACCAACCATATCAGCGAGAGATGTAGCGGCAGAGGATATATCTCCACTCTTCAAATCTCCTGCCGCCATTGCTCCAGCAATTCCAAGGTTCTCATCTGCATACGATGCCTGTTGACTTACCGATAAAGACGATGGGATAGGTAGAATAATATTTTGAACGACGTTTCTTTTTTCGGTAGCAAGACGACTCTTCCTTTCTCGACGCATGACTTTGAATATCATGTAGTGCTCGTTATCGAGATCATCAGGATACTGTAAGGACTTTTTGAATTTGTCCCTCTCAAATAATTCCTTGATAGGAGAGACTACTCGATTTCCCTGAGTCGTCTTCTTGAGTAACTCGTTGAAGTTGGCAGAAATAGAAACACCGTTGGGACCTGCGGATACGGAGAATGCCCCTTTCCCTGCCGCCCCCGCGACTTCTTCTAATTTGCCTTGTGCTTGACCAATGACTTGCTTGCCGTTGGTAATGAGAGTCTGTTTTAAGTTGCTTATACTTGGCATCTAAATATCCAATGGTGAACTGTTTTGAACTATTTATAACGACATGACAAAAGCATATCAAGGAAAATACCAAGTAAAGAATCCTGAGAAATACAGGGGTGACCACACCAATGTCATCTTTCGTAGTTCGTGGGAACTCAAGTTCTTTAACTATTGCGACAAAAATCCTGACATCATCAAGTGGGCATCAGAAGAACCATTCATGATTGTCCCATACAAATCTCCAATCGATGGACGTTGGCATCGATACTTCCCCGATGCTTGGATAAAAACTGCTAACGGAGATACATTCCTTATCGAGATCAAACCACTCAAAGAGACGCAAGAACCCAAGAAGCGTTCGCGCATCACTAAGAAATACTTATACGAGGTGAAGACTTGGGGTATAAATAGTAGTAAATGGAAAGCGGCACAAGAGTTTTGTGACGATAGAAAATGGCAATTTAAGATCATCACGGAAAAAGAACTGAAACTATAATGGCGACCCTATTCGACGATATACTTGTTCGCGGTGTTCGATCAGGACAAATCCCTGCGAGATCACAAGAAGCAAGAGATTGGTTTCGTGACAAAGCACGAGAGACCAGATCTGCGGCAGCATATCCTGCTAATCTATTGAAGGATGGGCAGAAGGTTGGTGAAGTTAAGGTGGGTCATATGTATCACTTTAGATATGATCCAAAAGGAAAGGGAACTCTCCCTTACTACGATACATTTCCTTTGATCTTTATGGTTGGTCCTGCCAAGAAGGGGTTCTATGGAATCAATCTGCACTACTTGCCACCGAAACTTCGTGCTGTACTAATGGACAACTTATATACCATTGTAAGCAATAAACGTTATGATCAGAACACGAAACTGCAACTATCATACGGTGTTCTAAAGGGTGCGTCTAAATATAAGTATTTCAAACCGACTTTCAAGCACTATCTTAACGAGCATGTCAACTCACAGTTTCTAAAGATCGATTCTGCTGAGTGGGACATTGCGCTGTTCCTTCACACAGAACGTTTCGAGAAAGCGAATAAGAGTCGGGTATTTGCTGATAGTAGGAAAGCAATCTAATGCCGTTTAATGTACAAACACTATCGTCGTCTCTCAATAAAAGCGGTCTTGCGAAAGTCTCGCATTTTGAGGTACAGATCACAGGTAAAGGTAACAGTGCTCTTGAAGAAAGCATGATGGCACGTATTGATACAGTTGATCTTCCCGGGCGGTCTCTGATGACAACAGAACACAAGTTCACCAACATAGGTCCACTAAACAAAGTACCTTACGGTGGGGTAACATACGGTGACCTCACCATGTCCATCATAATGTCTGAAGATATGCGTGAGAAAGAATATTTTGAAAACTGGCAAAACAGCATGGTGGACACTGGTGCTTTTGAAGTCAACGGTACGGCACAGGACTTTGCAGGACGTGCTACGCTTTCTAAATTTGGAACCAAGTACTTTGATGACTACTATGGCACAGTTACTATTCGACAATATGGATCGGCAGGTGATCTCAAATCAATTCATACATTGAACGAGGCATATCCAATCATCATCAACCCAATATCAATGAGTTGGGCAGATGAACAGTTTGCTAAGTTATCTGTAACGTTTGCATACAGGAACTATAGAACAACGTTCTTCAAAACAGATCAACCCGGTCTTGGCAAAGGATTCTCATTCCGAATTGGAACAGATGGGATGCTTTCTGGTTCGCTACGACTTCCGGGGATTGGTGATATTGCGGCAGTGACTAAAGGAGACTTCAAGGGAGTCACTGCTAAGATAAATGGATTGGGAGCAATCAAAGCAGTACAATCTGGAATCCAGAACAAAGTAGCACAAATTCGTAAATTTTTCTAAGTGAGGTTTTATCATGGCACTACCCAGTTTATCCACCCCTGAGTTTCATTGTGAGATTCCATCGACGGGACAACCAATAGTATATCGTCCATTCCTTGTCAAGGAGGAAAAGATTCTTCTTATGGCATTGGAGGGAAATGATCAGACCGAAATTACACGCTCGATCATTAAACTCCTCAAGAACTGTATTCTGACAGAAGGAGTAGATGTAAGCAACTTGGCAACGTTTGATGTGGAATACCTTTTCCTAAAATTGAGAGGTAAGTCTGTTGGCGAGGTTATTGACTTAAAGATCGGTCATGCTGAAAGTGAATGTACGCATCGCTCCGACGTATCAATCAACCTAGACGATATCGAGATTCAAGGTGAGGTCTCTGATGGTAAGATAATGCTGACAGATACCGTTGGTGTTAAAATGCATTATCCGAATATCGACAGCACAATCGGTGTGAATACAGATAGTGCCGATTCGATGTTTGGATTGGTAACCGATTGCATCGAGTACATCTACGATGAGACCGAGGTCTACAGCGAATTTACTAAACAAGAATTGCAAGATTGGGTTGAAGGACTGAACCAAGCGCAGTTCAAAAAGATCACTGAATTTTTCCAAAATATGCCCTCACTATATCATGAGGTTAAATGGACTTGTCAGAAATGTGGAGAGAGTGATACGGTGAGATTGGAGGGGTTGCAAAGTTTTTTTACGTGAGCATGATACATAACTCTCTTGCGAATATGTATCAACTGAACTTTGCGATGATGCAACACCATAAATATAGTTTAACTGAACTTGAAAATATGATCCCATTTGAACGGGATATCTATGTGACTTTGTTAAGGAACTTCCTTGAAGAACAAGAAGAAAAACAAAAACAACAGAGGTAAAGTCATATGGCAGAGGAAAAGGGATACCATCCCGCAGATACGAATGGTGATGGAGTTGTTACTGAAGAAGAAAGAGAGATGTACCTTGAGTTCAAACGAAAGGAACTGGAAGATCAAGACAATCAGCGGGATGCTATTCGTAAGATGGCATGGTTCTCGCTCTTTGGGTTGTTGCTCTACCCATTTGGAATCTTCCTCACTTCGGCATTTGGATTGGACACTGCGGCAAATTTGATTGCTGATATCGCGCCCACTTACTTTGCCTCGATTGCCGTCCTGGTGTCAGCATTCTTCGCAAGCGATGCGGTATCAAATAAAGGTAAAAAGAAAGAGTAATAAGATATGGCAGATTTACCCACCATCAACGCGATAGAAGAACTGAAAGCATCCTCTAAGGATGACCGTCAGCGTCTTCAAAAATCTCTAAGGGCAGGGTTACTCAATGTAACCAAGTCGATAGACAACCTTAGTGCATTGATGGCACAGAGTCTAGGCATTCAACAAGCGGCACTATATGCAGATGCTCGCGCTCGTCAAG